TCTTACGCACAGCTTCACTTTCTGGATATCGATGTATCCTTCCGTTCCCAGTCCCTTGTAGAGAATATTGTTGTGTTTGCAGAGATAATTCTCCCGTTTATTCTCATACAAAGTCGCCATAAGACGCTTTTTTCTGATGGCATCGAAAATCTCCTGATGTGCGACTGCTACCGGATTGCTCTGGTAGATACAGCGGTCATCAGACTGCCACAGGTCGCCCTGCTTCAGATCGTCATCCGGCTCATAGAGCAGGCTGAAGATCCGCTTATCATCCAGAAGCCCGTCCAGAGACTTCTTTGCCGCGTCAATCTCATCGATCATGACGTTATTGTCGTTTGGGTACTGTGTGCTGATGATGATTCCCAGCTTATTCCGCAGCGTGATCTGAGAGGAACGCATGGCTTCCACCGGATAGTCATCCAGGGCGCCCGCCTCATCCGCGAGAAACGCGTTCGCCAACTTACCATCCATGGTGTCCTGACTATATGCCAACGGCGTGTACTCATTATCATTGAGCTTGCAGATGATCTGCGACCGAAGGATCTTAAACGCCGGATCCACCTCATCAATCAGCGCCGGTGAGGACTTTATAATCTTGCGGATCGCAAGCTTCAGCTCTGAGGACAGAGACAGATCCGGAGCAACCGAGAAAAAACGGCTGAATGCCGGTTCTGTCAGCATCAGAACGATAAAGATCACCGCTGAATTAAAGGTTTTAAAGTTTTTTCTGGCAATCTCCAACAGCGCCGTGATGTAATATCTCTCATCTGCGTCCCGGCACCTCGTGCACAGCGTCGCTGTGATAAAAAGCCATGCATAATCTTCCAGTCCCTCGTAAATAGAACAGTGCAGATCCGGATGAACCATGAGTTGCATGAGCTTACAGATCTTCTGATATGCTCTCTCATCCACGACCGCGTCCGGATCCTTATCATCCACGATATTGATCCAGCTCTGGCACTGCCGTTTTACATATTGCGGAACCTTTCCCTCCGTCTCGGCTACCGCCCACGCCGCATAAGCGTAAGCTTTTCCGTCTTTAATCATTCGCCAGTGCTTCCAGAAGCGGATTTGCCTTCTTTTCCGGCTGTTTTGCGATTGATCGGAGGGATGATGCAATCGTCATACAGTTTTCTTTTTCAAAATCCGTCAACTCCTTCCGGATCCCGGCCGCAAGCTGCTCTTTTCTTGTGATCGTATCCTCCAGCTTCGTGAGCATCCGGTAATAATCCGGGATAGCCTTGTCTTCCGCGTAACTTCTTCGGCTTTCCCGCAGTTCCTCAAGTTCTGTTTTCAGTACCTGAATGGATCCCTCGGCATCTGCAAGCTTCTGTGTATTGGTGCAATACCGGCAGGTGGCCGCGCTGTAGAGCTCATCATTTTTGTGGATTGCTTCCAGTAGTCTCTTGGTCTTGAGGAAAGTTGCATGAGCGATCTTCAACTTTTTTAACTCTCCGGGCTCCTGGAGTGCCTTTCCTGTCAGTGTGGCTTCTTCCTGCTGTCTGCGGAATGCAAGCTCTTGTTTTGTCCTGTGTGATTTTCCTTCACTCTTCAAGATTTCTGCCGTTTTTGATGGTCTCGCCATGAGGTTTCCTCCCTTCTGTTTTCCAGTTGCACCGGTGCAACTCTTCCTTATCCGCGCGCGCCCGCAGGCTCACGCGCACCTGCGGGCGCGATGGTTTTGGGAATTTTTTGTGTTCAAGAGAGGGCGGTCGGTCTTGCGTTTTTAAAAAAAAGAGCCCGCTTCAGACTGGGGGGTATGCCGCCCTGTCCTCGCTGCTCTCTTACCGTCCTGTCTCCACTGCTGCCTGCAGTGCTGCTCTCGTTATGCTTCCGCTCTCTGCCTTCTCGTGACACTCCCTGCACAGTGTGATCAGATTGTCATCATCTAATCTCAGATCATAATCTTCACTGATCGGTACGATGTGATGGACCTCAAGACCATCATGTGTGTATCTGATGCCTGCACCATCTATCCCATGAAGGCATGCCTGACACAGATGATGGTCACGCTCCCGGATTGCTTTGCTCTTTCTCGTCCACTTTGCAGACGAATGAAAGAAATCTGAGACCCCCTGTTTTTTCTTTACCTGCCTTTTTTTCAAGGCCTCCTTTTTCTGAGGGCAGATATATTTCTTATCATGAATTCTGCCGCAGTATGTACATGACTTAAGCATCCTGCTTTTCCTTTCTTCTCGCTCTCCATGCCCGGATCCCGAATGAGATCTTACAGTATATCCACTCGATCAGGCTGAGCACTGAGAAGGTGGTGATCACTGGCCAGAAAAACACATTCAGGATACAGGACTTCACCATCATCCAATATTCCTTATCCGTCATTCCCGGACGAAACCAGTGATACGCAAGAAGCCCGGCTTCTGCCATTCCGATCAGCAGATATGTGATCACCATGCGGTTCTCGAAATAAATAATAAACATAGGCTTTCCCCTCTTTTTGACAGAAAAAAGCGGCTCTTCCGAACCGCTCAGAGTATTTATATTCCGGCGTCTCTGTGTTCCGGATTTTGTGTAATAAGGAGTATTCACTGTGGTATTTTTCGCTTTCGCTTAGTTTACACTATATCACAGGTGCAAGGTGACATTCCATGACATCTTTTAGAAATTTGATTAAATTTTATTTCTCTCCTGGAACTCCCTGATGGCATTCTGATGTAAACGGTATATTTGTCGCGTGGAATACTTTGTCTGCTTTGCTATCTTCTCCCATCCTAAGAAATCAATATACCGCATCTTTAAAATCTGGATATGTAGAGGGCTTCTCAATCGATTGATCTGATTGACAATTTTTTCTTTTTTCTGCTCCAATTCCAGGATCTCTTGTGCGATCAGTTCTTCCAGGCTTATCAACCGATCTATTGAGTCTTGCATCTTTGGAGTAGGAGTAACCTGCACCTTTATCCCCGAATAGTCAATTCCAGAGACCCCTGAAATATTGTTTCTGAGTTCTGCTGCCTGCTGTTGTTTCGTTCTCACTCTTACACTCAGCAGATAAACCTGCGACAGGTATTCCTTTGTTGTCATCGTTCTTCCTCCCATCTCTTTCTTCTCGCTTCAGCTCTCATCTGTGCCAGATCTTCCTGGCTGCATCCCACCCCCACTTCTTTTTTCATTTTTGAGATTTTTTCTCTTACATTGTCTGATACTATTTCGACATCACACATTCCGCTTTTTTCATCCTCTGCCTTTCTGTTGTGCATATCTTTTAAAAATAATATCTCCAGCACAATCAGCAGAATATCTGTCACAATAAGCAGCACACTCAGTATCATAAGCATGATTCTCCATCTCCCCTCACTTTTTATATCTCGATCCTGTATCCATGCCATCATATGCCCTGTGTGCGGCGCTCCAGCTCTTAGGACGAGGATCCGCAATCATGGCTTCATACTCGCCTTCCCGTTTTCTATGCACGAGATTCTTAAGCGCTTTATGCTCATTCTTCGTCTTCATGCTCCCACTCCCTTCTTAATCGCACACATCGTACACAATCCACGGGCTCCCTGCTTCTCTGCGATCTCTGCCAGTGGGATCCTCCAGCATTTCGCCCCACACTCCGGACACTGTGTGATTCTCCATCCCGGCTTCCCATGCTGGATATTGGTGTACAGTGGCATGCATTAGTAGCCTCCCCGATCAGTAGCCTTTCTCGGTCTTATCTTTACTTTCATCCCGTTCTCCTTACTCAAATTTCAGTTTGATACAGATTCATATGATTCTTTTAAATTTTCAAAATCACACGACTCCATAATTTTTGCCATCACCGCAACAGCCATTGTGTTTATTTCGTGCATAGTTTTCCCCAGTTCAATTCCTTGCGGCATCACTGAGCTGTTACGAATCACTGCAAATAGCGCCAACTTATATTTTTCTTCCTGTGACATCTCATCCTCCAAATCTTAATTCAATTTTGTAATAACCTCTGATCTTATCCTCTCAAAGATTGCAAATTTACCATGTCTTCTCTGACTTAGCTTCTCCAATCTTTCTTGTGCCTCTTCGATGTTTTCTGACTCACTGTACGGATACCAACGATCGTGTATGGCACTATACGTAGCGACAACATACGTTATCTCTGCGTGCTCGTCCCTTTCTTTGAAGCCTTCTATACGCATAATCTCCTCCAAATCTTAATACCGGCGCTGTCTTATGTACTTTAATAAATCCTCTACCCCCTGCTGGTATCCGTTGTAATAATTCTGAGCCTTTTGGATATCCGCATTGCAGTTAATGCTTGCATTGTGCTGCAGGATATTAGCATTCTTTTCTATCTCTTCATATTCCTTCTTATCCATCTATACCTCCAAATCTTAATTTTCATCTTTCTTCAACATTCACACCGTCTCCAAATAATTTATTCCAAACTCTTTCATCCACAACTCATGGCTATATTTCTGTTCAAATGCCTGCTGCGCGACTCTTTTAAGGTGCTCATCCACCTTGCTATTGCAGTGCGGCGCTTCCGGTCCGTGCTCATGATGCCTTGCTTCGCAGACATATCCCCACAGACCATAATGTTCCGCTTTCTTCCGGTACGCCCCGAACCTCCCGTATACAAAGTGGTGCTTATGGAGACCTGTGTGACACAATTCCCCATAATATCCATTCCTCTCCGCTTCCTCGCGGCACAGGAAGCACTCCCGGTCAGCCGGTCCTGTCCGAGCCTGTATGATGCTCTTTGCCATTGTCCTCTGCCTCCTGTGTCTGTATCGCTCCATGACGGATCATCTCTGCGTAGCTGCGCCAGCCTTTTCTTGCTGCTCTTGCCATGCCGCGGAGCACCAGCTTCCGGTATGTGTCCCATGCGTCCCTGGTGTACTCCGTCCATAGCTCTGTGCCGCTTGACATCATGATCCGCCATGTGCCGTTATATACGCTTTTGCTTTTTTCGTATTTGCTTATGCAGCTTTTATTGATCCCGATCAGATCATGCACGTCCTGCGCGTACAGATTGTCATATTCTATGACGCCTGTCCGGATGTTCTTCAGCATATAGAGGTTCTTCATATCGCTACCTTATCCGCAATTTCTGCCCATCGGAAAGCTTCTGTGAGTCCTCCCGGATACTCCAGCACGATCAGATGCTTATGCTTTGCAATCACGGTTCCCCGCCGGTGTGCAATCCCTGGTTTTGTACTGTCCGGATTTATGTTTACATATCCCTTCATCGTAGTTACGGATATGCGATCTCCCAGCTTTATTTTGTTTTTGAGCCTGTCGATTTCTGCCGGATATATACCGCCCAGCGGATCGACGCTTGGATGTACTGTAATCATGCTTGGCGCTCTATTACTCAATGACAATACCCTCCTCTGTGATCGTGATTTTCTGGATGAGTTCCGAATGCTGGCGTACATAAGTCAGTATCGGTGTGCAGATGTTCTCCACATGCCGTCTCCACTCTGCCCGGATCCGCGCATCCTCGCTCTCCTGGACCTCGCTGCCATCGTGGCATTTGATATGATTTTCCGGGAGATATTGTGGAAACTGTTCGATTTCCATCTGCCCTTCCAGTTGGGGCTCCTGCTGCCTGTTTCCCTCCTCAGCTTTCTCATACCCCACAAATCCGGCGGGCGCTGTGCTATGGATGGCTACAGGCGTTGTAGGAGTTTCTGGGGCGGTCTGCTCTGACGGTGCCTCCTCCTGGGGCTCTTTCCGCGAGCGGCTTGGCAGTTTCTCTGGTCCTTTGGCTTTCGTCACCTTGGATATCTTCCGCTTTTCAGGCTTCTTTTCCGGTTGCACCGGTGCAACTTCCGTTTTTTTCTCTGGTTCCGGGTCCGTATGGCTGGTGCAGTAATCTTCGACCGCCCGGATCACTGCCTCCCATGAGTACATCTCCTTGCTGTCACTCCGGACATTGATCAGTGCGATCTCTGTATCCAGTCCCTTGACTGACAGCATCAGCCGCCCCACACCTTTAATCCGGACGGAGTGCATCGCTTCCCCGGCCGGTGCCAGAATCTCCTGAAGCAGCGCTTCTTTTCGACTTGACTTGAGTGCCTGGCGGATCTTGATACGCATGTAGAGATCACCGTCAAGAATCTGATCCACTACCTGATGCAGGACGTCCTGCTGCCCGTCTGGCTCCTTTGTAGTCTCTGCCTGCTCCGCAATGATTTCCAGATCGGATACCTTCCCTTCAGCTTCGATTTCTTCTTTTACCGCCTGGATATCACTCTTTGCAAAGACCGGTGTCAATTCTTCTATGATTGTGTCCGGAAGTGTCAGCATGAGCGCCAGCTTCGCGGATCCGAACCCCTGATACTTTTCGTTTAATCTTGTCGGATCTTCTGGATCAGAGAACTTTGTGTGGATATTGATAAACCGGCTCACCTGGGACTTGTCCATCCCATATTCTTTTTGCGCAAATTCCAGATACGATGTGTATCCGGATTCCTGAAGGACATCTGTGTCCCTCGCCATCTTGAATAGATATCCGATCCGGACAAAGCTCTCTGCAGCTTTTCCCATTTCGGAATCCATTGCGATTTTCAGTTCTCTATACGAAACAGTAGTCTTAACCTCACTATTCTCTCTTTCTACAATCTCCATCTTCTACACTGCCTCCATAAAATCTTCCGCGAGTCCCTTTAAGACACGCTCATTATTTGCTTTTCTGAGTTCTTCCAGATTCTTTTCTCGCTTAACCTTGCTTTCTGCTGCCAGCTTCCAGTCCTTACTGTGCAGGCGCTTTTTCAATACTCTCTGCCACTCACGGAGGAATCCCCGGATCTCCTCAATATTCGGCTCCTCGTCATACATCCCCCGGTGCTGGCGGATCGTGCCTCCCGGCTCCACCTCGATCGTATAGTACGGCAGTTCCGGCTCTTCCTGGCGTCTCAGAAAGCAGATATACGTCTCCTGATCCCGGATCCGCTCAAAGTATCGGTCTGTGCTTCCTACGCAGTGGTGCAGGGCATTTCCTTCCGACATAATGTCAGTGAGGTGCCGCGGGACGATGATCTTGTACTCGGCATTTTCGTACTCGTATCTGGGAGCAATCTCTTCCAGGATTTCTTCCGCACCTGGATATTTCTCTCTAAGTTCCTTTGCGCGGCGTTCTTTGGCTTCCGCATTGCGCTTCATCTCTTCAATCATGTCCAGCTTTCGGATTGCTTCCACGGCCTCATCATGCCGACGCTTGAGTTCTCTCGGTCGGTATACCATCTCATCATTGGTACGCTTCCCCAGCCTTTTGCACATCGCCAGATAGTCTCTCCACTGCGTGATTACTTCCGATGCTGATTTCCCCGGATAGCTTGTATCCTGCTGCCTCTGTACGTAGTTCATGATCTGTTCAGGCGACATGTTCCCAAGGGCAAATCCTGCATTTTTCTCATACAGACCTGCCTGTCCAGCAAATTTCAGAAATGCATCGGAGATCCTCTCGTCTGTTTCGTCCCCATATGCAAGCCAGCTCCTCTCAAGCTCTCCTCCGTTCCGGTCCCGGAGGCGGTTGATCTTCTGTCGGTCTCCGATCCGCATGATCTCCTCGATCGTCTTGCCCCTGAGATCCAGAGTGCCTTGGTAGGTACCGTCTGACCACATGTGGCAGCTGAGCTCTTCCTGCATGAGCCGGTAAAATCTGCCCTTGAACAGGTACTCTATAAGCCCGATCATATCTGGCCAATTGTGCAAGATCATGATTTTATTGTATCGTGCCTCGATTCCGGCCGATGCCATCTGCGAAAGCAGCCGTCCCAATTTGGTATAGTCTGTGCCCTTCAAGGCTTCTCCAATCCCCGCTGGATACAGATAGCAATCCCCTGTCGTGCGGTTGGCCGGATTGTGCTCGTCATAACCATCGTAATCATCGTATTTTCCGCACTGCTTATAATAGATCTTTATACGTTGTCCCCCAAACAGGCTGGCTTTTGACACAAATATCCGAATCGCCTCAGATACGATAATTTGGTACCTTCCCATAAAAATCGACTGAATGTCAAAATACCTTAGTACAGTCTGCCCAGCCGTGGTCTCCTGGATCAGCATCACCCGGCTCCACTTTTCCGTCTTTTTCCCTCTTTTTTTGATCTGCAGGTCTTTCCCGCATGCGCAGGTGATCACGTCATTGTGTCGTACTCCCTTGATCATGGCCGGTGCGATCTTTTTCCCGCAGGATGGGCATGCGTACTCATCATCGGTTTTGTATGTCGGATAAGGCTTTTTCCATACTGCTTCTGCTGCCCACACCTCAAAGCCTTCCGGGACTTCGGGGACACTGTCCATCAGGTCTTTTATGCGCTGCTCTCTTCTCCGCTCCTTTTCCCATCTTTTGTCGGATAGATAATTTCTTTCCACTTCATCGATCAGATACACGGCACTCTGCGGCGCATATCTCATCTTGGACCGCAGCGCCTCTTGTATGATCTCTTCGTCCCGGTCTTCCAGATCGATCTCGATACTGCAATACCAGTAGTCCCTGTCAAATGCCCGCATGAGCTTCTCTGCGGTGTATATATCTCCCCGCAGGATTCCATATTCTCCGGTTTCGACATTCATGAGGTATCGTCCCACATGTACGCAGTCCTTGTAGCAGTCGAGGATCAGGAGATCCGTGGTCCTTGCCGCGATGATCCGCTTCCCTCCAAGCGTGCATTCCGGGATCGGCAGGCTCTTTCCCTGTTTAATCTTCATCCCACCACCTCCACGGTACGCCCATCCGGTAAAATGCTATACCAGATGCCCTCTTTTCCATTCTTGCCATCTATTTCGCCGATGGCGATTCTCTGGAACCATCCCGATTCTTTTTCCATCACAAGTGCCAGAATATCCCCCTTCTTTCCTCGTGCCATCGGCTTCTTTCCTCTGGCGATCACAATCCCATCGCCGTTCCCTTCTGCTTTGTCTTTCTGGACCTTTATGCGATACATGTCCATCTCCCACTCTCGCTCTGGATGGCGGACCATATACTTTATTGCTTCTTTCACGATGTCCCGCCGCGTGAGTTCTTGTGTAAGTGTCAACCGCTCACACGCGATCCTCGTGTTCTCTCCGTCCTCATCGATGGGGCCTTCTGCCTCTGCCTTAAAGATCCGATCATCAAGACTGTAATACCGGAAGCAGTCCAAGACATACTCGCATGCGTGGAGACCGCGGTTTCCGCACTTCGTACTGTCTGCGTGGGCAGGGACATTCAGCATATACTGGAATGTTCCATCTCCCATCGTGCAGGTCATATCAGCCTTTGTCGCTTTATACACCAGCATTCTCTCCACCTCCCAGATAATACTCTTTAATCAGCTGCTTTGCCGTACCCATCCCTGGGATCCCGAGCTCACAGCCTTTCTGTGCCCATTCTGGGAGTCCTGCTGCCTTGATGATGTCCTTGTCCACGGCCTCGGCATGGTCTAAGGACCACTTCATGAGCTTCCCGATGCACTCTTTCAGGCTCTTTCCCTTCCTGCGCACTGCCAGACGCATCTCGGGATCTTCAAAGCACTGGATCTGGATGTAATCCAGCCAGTCCGCCATGATCTCTTTGGGCTGCAGTTCCGCCGCTTCGACCTTCAGTTTCCCGTTCGCTGCCATGATCGCAGTCACAAGCTCCGGCGCATCCCCGGCGATATAATCCTCTGCATCCTCTCGATCGATCCCGTTCTCCTCCGCGATCGCATAGATGGCTTCCTCGTCACCTTCCGCTAACTGCGCGGCCGCCGCGCGGTTGATCTCCTCATAACTGTCAAATTCCCCGTATTTTTCAAACATTTTCGACTCTCCTTTTTCTCAATATTCATCCGGACAACGCCTGCTGCCCGGTTTACTCTACACATAAGCTGTCCGTCCTGCTGCTGAAGCTCTTCAACACGCACGATGGTATGTCCTCCCATCTGCTTCAGCAGCGCATAGATATATCTGGTCGCTTCTTCCCTTGCCGACCGTTCTCTCTCCGTCTCCTGAAGCGCCTTTTCAAGCGCTTCTTCCAGATTCCGGATCTTTCTTTCATAGTAACCTTTCAATTCTTCACCTTCCTCAGCCATATTTTTCCTCTGCCGCCCACACAGTCTCCTGACGGATCTCCGCATAGCACATGAGCAATGTTTGAACATTTTCGTGTCCGAGTTTTTTCGCAAGCAGCTCCGCAGGCATTCCCCTGTTGATTAGATCTGTTCCGCGGGTGCGCCGATATACATGCGGCGTCAGTTTCACCCTCGCCAGACGCTCATCACGCGCCTTTATGTTCTTCAACAGAGTCCTGATCCCGGCCTTCGTGAGACGCTGATGCGGCTTAACCGAGCTGACAAATAATGCCTCGTTATGATCTGTCCGCTGAGCGAGATATTCCGCCATGTGTACTCCACACTCTGCTGAAAACGTGATTTCCCGTTCCTTCCGCCCTTTTCCGAAGCACTTCGCTCTCCGGCGGCGGAAATCGATATCCTGACGGTTTAAGCTGACCAACTCCGATACGCGAACTCCGGAACTATACAGGAAATCCACCAGAGCAATCTCCCGCTCTGTCTGGCACTTACTCCGCACCATCTCCCGCTCCTCTGCGGTCATGATTGGCTGCATAACATGGGCAGTCTTCGTGTCCTTGATCCGCTTAATCGGGTTTTCCGGGATCAGGTCGTACTCATAGCAATAATTGAAAAAGCCGCGCAGTGCCCGGAGACGCAGGTTATATGTTGCGTCTGACCACTTTCTTGTGCAGCGGACATTCATTTTCCCCATTTTTCCTCTCGCGAGGTGCATCTTGATATCCCGCTCCGTGATATCCTCCAGGGCTTTCGGCACATCCGCAAGGAAACTCCTCAAATTATAGGCATAGGTTCTGATCGTTGATTCTGTGCAGCCCTGCAGCCCCAACTCGATCATCCAGCTCTCCACAGCCTCTGCCAGCTTGTCCCCTGCCTCTGCTACCTCCGTACACTCTTCCGCCAGCGTATAGCCGGAGAGATTCATATACAGCACGGACTGTATATCCACAGCCTTTTCATATCCTGTAAGATCTATAAGATCGCTTGTTGCTTTACTGATAATCGCATGAATGTCTGTCATCTGCGGCTCCTTTCCCCACCGGCACGCGGCCGGTGGCTGGTGCTATGTGAACGGGTGCCTTTTGTGACATGCCCCGAAGGGGTCTTCTTTGTTTCCCAGTCTGCATCTGTGGGATTCAGTTTTACCTCCACGTATCTCTGGTACGGATATCCCAACATATCAAATCCGTTATACAGGCTGTCCGGAAGGATGTAGTATCCCGGAGACGGTCTCGGTTCCTTCTTCCAAGTCTTATTGGGCTTGTCCTTTGTTGTTTTCTTCGGTTGGATCAGATTTCTGGAACAGGAATATCTCTGTCCCACAGCGCTGTCCTTCCGTCTGAAGCTTCTCTCTGTCTCTTTGATCAGATAGTCCGCCAGCTGGCTATACTCTCCCGTATCGTACAACTGGACATATTTTGGATTTCCGCGGATCGCTTCCGGTCCATTCTGCGTCCATAACTTCCGTACCATGTCCGCTGTTGTCTCGGATCCGGTGTTGATGTTATTCACGATCATGTGATGATGGATATGTTTTGCCACATACTCGGTTGCGACTATGTACTTCAGTTCGTATCCAAACTTCCGGAAGCGGTTTCGCAAACGTTCAAGGAAATTCGTCAGTTCTTTCTTCGCTGCTTCCGGAGATGGACTCGCCTTCCCCCGATAGGTCAGTGTTATATGCCAGTCACCCGGTCGAAAGTTCGCATTGATCAGACGTTCCAGCTTTCTCCTCGCCTGTCTTCGGTTCGCCTCCTGCATCTCTTCACTGGTCTTTTTCCCCCGCAGGTTATGCTCTACTCCCTTTCTCATACCTCTGGGATAACAGTTAATGATCTCCCTCGTGGCTCCCGCTTTATAAATGATCCTTCTGTACATTCCACACCTCTAAAGTTAATCCCTTAATCGAGTCCGAAAAGACTCGTCAAACCCTTGCTTTTTCGGTGCTTTTGTGCTACTCTGTATGTAGAGATTTTTGCGTAGCACACGCACCTTGGAGCTGTCCCCACAGCTCCTATTTTTTTACTCTTTTCCGCCCATCAGCGCCTCGCCTATCGGTCCGCCGACTGCGCACATAATAAATGTTGTTGCGACACAGCTGACGCCTATACGATTGCTCACAGCCAGCAGAGTGACAAGAATTCCAAGCGCTGTCATCATCAAAATAACCAGTGCCCACACAATCTGTATCGCTGCTTTCCACACAGCAAGAGCCTCCCGGATCCGGCGGCGGTTTCTTCTCTCCCTCGCCCGTTCAAACTGATCTTTCCGCTGATCGATCACGAAGCAATAGCATTTCCCCATGTCTTTCTCCACCTCTCATAGTAGTTTTCCTGTTCTTTCGATTTAATCCGGATTTTCTGCGCACAGGTATCGCAGAGTCTCTCGTCTCCCGGATCCACATA